CTTGTCCAAGGTAGCGGGAGATCTCGAGTTGATTATAAAGGAACTTGAGTCTATTGGAGACATCAACGGTCGTCCACAGACTTTCTATGACACACTAAACGAAGCCTATAATCATAGGTCTAATTTAGATAGCCTTGCTGTACAATTAAAAAATAAACAAGAAGAACGCGATACTTACCAAGAGCAGATTACTGAATTAGAGAATACTGCACTTCAAGAAGTAGCGTGGGACTCTGTTAACAGTTTAAATCTAATGAAAGAGCATCAAGAGTTTTTATTAAAACTGTTAACTTCAAAAGATTCGTTTATTCGTAAGAAGATTATAGATCAAAATCTTGCTTACTTGAATAACCGTCTGACTTATTACCTTGATAAGGTGGGTCTACCTCACACCGTTGTATTCCAAAATGACCTAACGGTAGAAATAACCCAACTCGGGCAGGACTTAGATTTTGATAACCTGTCACGAGGAGAAAGGAATCGCTTAATCTTAGGATTGTCGTGGGCGTTCCGCGATGTCTGGGAATCATTATACCAGAACATTAATCTCTTATTCATAGATGAACTTATCGATAGCGGTATGGACGCCAATGGCGTTGAAAACTCTCTGGGTGTTTTGAAGAAAATGGGCAGAGAACGTAATAAGAACATCTATCTAATTTCTCATAGGGATGAATTAGTGGGTCGAGTGAACAACGTGCTCAAGGTAATAAAAGAAAACGGGTTCACAAGTTATGCTAACGACATAGAAGTTTATGACTGACGACATCAAAGACGACACTCACGACCAGTTAGTTAAAGCGTTTATCGAATATTCACGCTGGAACGAACGATTTGAACGTTATGGATACTTTGCATCCAGTCAACAGGCTCGCGAATATCTGCGAGACATACGCGATTTATGCACAAAAAGGCGAATGGAAATACAGGCACAGCGGCGATTAAACAAAAAGGCCAAAACGACACAAGATGATTCAGAGTAACTGGTATATATGTGCATGTCGTGGCACTATCAAAATGTATTAGTTGAAGAAATACCCGAAGGCGTTATAGGCTTTGTTTATCTCATCACTAACAACCAATCTGGACAGAAATATATAGGCAAAAAACTAGCACAGTTTAAGCGTACAAAACCACCACTCAAAGGCAAAAAACTCAAAAGACGTAGCACAGTAGAAAGCGATTGGCGCGAATATTGGGGCTCATCTGAGAGATTACAAGCAGACGTCCACGCACTAGGTCCAGAAAAATTCACAAGAGAAATACTTTATTTTTGCAAATCCAAGGCAGAAATGTCTTATCTAGAGGCAAGAGAGCAGTTCGAACGTAGGGTTTTAGAAACTGACGACTACTATAACGGTATTATTAATGTTAGAGTAGGCGGATCAAATATACTAAGACAGCGTTTATTAGAACAAGCACAGGCAAAATCAAACGGTTAATGGCTAGCGCAGGCTAAATTCGTGCGCTCTATACCTGGACCTCGGGTCGCAGGGACGGAATTCTCTTGCCGTTAAGAGTACTCAGCAACTATCCTTAACAGGACGAGGATCGCAAATTGCCGCGGTTTTGCTGTTTTAAGAAGAAAAGGCTCAAGGAGAGGAGAAAAACCTCACGTAAGCAAGTATGATAGCGTATATTTGTTTACCGCCGTTGTGATAAGACGGAGCTCGTGGTACCGGACAACCGCCACTGTAATGCTCTAACGCTGTGTGACATTGTGCAACTCGGATAATGTTTTTAACTTTGCCCTGTGCGGGCGAAGTGTGACTGAACAATCTGGATAATGCTAAAGTGCTTCGCACTTAATAATGCTCTATAATTAAAATAAAACAAATAGTTCGAGCGAAGCGATGAACAGATGAACGCAGTGAATCTTGAAGTATTAGAAAAAGGGTAATCCTGATTTCTTAGTAGTTTCTAAATTCTCTTTGATAATATTCGATATGATTTCACGATCTTCATAGGATAATGCAAATGCGTCATCTATGGTGATGCTACCTCTCATATACCAGCACAATTTAAACAATTCGGTTCTTATGGACTTTGCTTCTTTATCTAGCCCCTCAACTACTCTTAGTGCGTCTTCGAGTGTTAGGCTGAAGAGCTTTACGCGAAAAAATTTGAAGCGTCTAGTCCTATAGGAGTTTCAAATTCAGCAGGAGCACCTTGAGCTTGCTCTTCTGCTGTAGTTTGAATTTTAAACGACGGCATTTGAAACTTAATGCGTTGTTTTTCCAAGTGATCGATGATTTTAGTATAAAATTCTTTGTCAGCATTATCGATAAACTCTTTAATAAATGCTGGATCACTTACTTCGCCTTCAGGCGTAACAACTTTGACTAATCCATTGGCCACTGATCTCATGGTAATTTCAGTTAATGCTTTAAAACTCTTATTAAATTGAGCAATCTTTTGTTCTTCTGTTAGTTCTTGACTGTTAACAATAGTAAAAATTCGTTGTTCTTCTAAACTTTTTAAAGAACTTTTAGTAAATTCTTCATAGGATAATGGACGTAAAAATGCAGTTAATTCATCATTAATTCGAACTTCTGGATCAAATGTAGCATCTAACAGTTTATCTAACGCTAATCGTAGGTCAGTAGTATACGTTTTTGTTTCTGATATGTTTGGAATAGCAATATCTACATCAATTTGTTCGCCATATGTTGCAATACGAATAGCAATTAATATAGCATCAATATCAATACTAGGAATTGCCCAGGCATTTTTAATATTAGGCATACAACTTTGAATAACATCAACAGTACTTTGACCATTTAACAATGCGTCTGGTGTTTTAATAGAAATTTCATCTCTAGCAGTCATAGCATAAACTGGAAACTCCATATTTTGTGTAGGTTCTAACGTGCCTGGTGGATAAAAATTACCAGAACTAGGCAAACGAACATAGAGCTTCGGTTGTCTAAAGTACTTCTTCAACGGGTTTTGCGGTACTGCTACTTGATTTTCCATGTGTTTTTACTCCAACTAAATAATATACTGCTGTGTCATTATATTTATATACGCAGTTTTTGACGGAAAAATTATGTCAGTAAAAGCCATAGTTCCTGGAGTAGGAACAGTTATTGTAGAAAACGCTGCCGAAGACTCGACTCTTAGACAGATACTTGCGGCAATTAATAAAAGCGGAATACCTGCAGGCGGAAAACCTGGTGCCACGCCCGGCGGTGGCGGTGGCGCAGGAGACAATGATGCTCGGGCTGAGCAAATGCGAAAAGGTGCTGAAACTGAAAAAGAATATAAGGCACGAATGAAACTAGCAGGAGATGCTGTATCTCTTGGTGCAGACTCATTTGCTAAAACATTTTCAAATACTACTCCTACAATTAAAGATTTTTCTGGTGTACTGGCACAAATGCCCGGCGCAAACATCAAGGGCGTTAGCGATGTAGTTCAGCAATTTGGCGGAACATTAGAAGATCAAATACAAATTTTTAGAACACTAAGTGGATCTGGTATTGACTTAGGTGATTCATTGTTACAAGCACAACTATCAGCAGGTGAAGCAAGACTTCCTTTAGAAATTTTTGGAAAAACTGTAAAAGAAAACAGCCAATCGCTGGCTATGGCGTTTGGATCTGCCACTGCTGGTGCTACTAAGTTTGCTGAAACACAAGGCAAGTTTATGGCACAGAGCGGTCAAAAATTTGCCGCGCTTGGATTTAGTATGGATGAACTAGCAACATATAATGCTAGTTACATGGAACAACAACAACGCAACGGTCGCTTGTCAAAGATGAGCACTGATGAAATTGTTGCAGGTCAAGAAAAATATAACGAAGAACTAGACAGACTATCAAAGGCAACAGGATTATCTAGACAACAGATAGATGAAGCCAATAAATCATCTCAACGTGATGCTAGAATGAAATTAGCATTAGGCAAATTAGATGCAGACCAACAGGCGGCAGTTAATGCTAAAATTAAACAGTTAGAACAACTAGATCCAACTGGTAAAATGGCCGCAGGCTTTAAAGATATTATTGCTGGCGGTGGTGTTGCTGTAACTGCTGAAGCAAGACAATTTGCATTGACAATGCAAAGTGCAGGCGTTGATGCTAGTAAAATGGGCCGAGAAATTTTTAACGGATCTAAGTCTGCTGTCGACGATATGAACGCTGGATTTAGTAAAGCCGCCAAAGCCAGCGAAAATATCAGCGAAGGCGAAAGAAGAACAGCCGCCGCAATGGCAACTATGGGTCAAATGACTCCAATGTTAGGTAAAGCAGTATTACAAGGCATGGGCGACTCGCAAAAAGCAGCCGCAATGGCCAAGGAAGAACAAGAAAAACGTCTGGCTGCATCTAAGACAGACCCAACAAGAGCAGTAGCAGGTTTAGATCAGACATTAACTAATGTACAAAATTCATTTAAGAAGTTATTTATTGAAAGTGGCGTACTAGATTTAACCGCAACTGGATTAAAATCGGCGGCAAGTGGTGCAGAAGCAGCCGCTGAAAAATTTGCTAAGTTAGATCCAGCCGCAAGAATTCCAGTATTGTTTGGAGCCGCACTAGGTAAAGAGATTGCAGATGCTCTTATTAAGGCTGGTGTAGGTACTGCAATAGGTTATGCTGGTGCAAAAGCCGCTGGCATGGATTATAAAAAATATGAAGAAATGAAAAAAGGTGGCGGTGAACCTAAAGGTGGTGAACCTAAAACTCCTAAAGGAGAACCAGTTAAGCCAGGAGCAGCCGCAGAAGCCGCAGAAGATGTTGCAAAAGCCGGAAAACTAGAAAAAATTGTTTCCACTATAAAGAATCCATGGGCCTGGGCAATAGCAACAACAGCAGGATTAATCATTTATAAAGATGAAGTTGTTGATTTTCTAACTCCAGACTTTTTAAAGACAAAAACAAATGCGGCCGCTAATGCACAAACGGAAAATACTAAAAATACAGTACCTGGTGCAGAAATACCAAAAGCAAATGCACCAAAACCTCCAGAGACAAATGCTGCCGAACCTGTAGCAAAGTTAAATCAAGAAGTTAATGCACTTAAAACGGCATTAAAGGATGTAGATTATTCAAAATTAATGTTCCCAGAGGCAGTGGGTTCAAGTATCGATGCAGGTGTTATTAAATTAAAAAATCTTAGAGAAGAAATTACTACAACAACTAGTGCATTTAAAGATTTGAATAACACTAATTTAGATCAACTGAATAATAACATTAATAAATTAAGCGAAACCATCAAGAGCTCTATGAAGTCTGAGCAAAAAGAAGGAGCACCTGGAAACGTAAAAGTATCCGATGCGTCCAGCAAAGAGATGGTAGACCTGTTAAATCAGTTAAATATGAATATGAGTCAATTAGTCTCACATCAATCAGACGCTGTGGATTATTTGAGCAAGACAGCCAAATACACTAGACAAACTTCAAATAATAGTGCATAATAGGAATTAATAATGAGTTGGAAAAGACATTTCTCTCCAGTAACAACAGGCAACGTTAGCCCGATATCCGGCGCAGGCGGAAAGCCTGGTCCTGCACGATCCAACTATAGTTCCTATCTTCCAGATGTTTACACTGGTAGTCCAAATCGTGTTGAGCGTTATATGCAGTACGACACCATGGATTGGGACAGCGAAGTTAATGCCGCATTGGACATTCTAGCAGAGTTTTGCACACAGAAAAATAAAGAAAACGGTACACCGTTTACATTACAATTTAGAAATCGTGCTACAAATTCTGAAATTAAAATTTTAAAGGAATACCTACAACAGTGGACTAAGTTACAAAAACTTGATACACGTATGTTCCGTATTGCACGTAACTTGTTCAAATACGGCGACGGATTCTTTGTACGCGATCCAGAAACACAAAAATGGTATTACGTTGATCCGGGTAAAGTTGTAAAGATTATTGTTAACGAAAGCGAAGGCAAGAAGCCAGAACAATACGTTATCCGCGACTTAAACATTAATTTACAGGATTTAGTTGTAACACAGATTAATCCTAATACACAAAATCAACAGCCTGGTGGTGCCGCTTATACACAAGGCGGCAGCGGTGCTCGCGGTATGACAGGATCATATCCTCAGCAGTCAGGAACACGTTTTAGCAAAAGTCAAAATGAATTTGCTATTGATGCTAAACACGTTGTACATCTTAGTCTAAGTGAAGGCTTAGACAACAATTATCCTTTTGGTAATTCGCTGTTAGAATCTGTTTTTAAAGTTTACAAACAGAAAGAATTACTGGAAGATGCTATTATTATCTATCGTATTCAACGTGCTCCAGAGCGTAGAATTTTCTACATTGACGTAGGCAATATGCCTAGTCACTTGGCCATGAGCTTTGTTGAAAGAGTTAAAAATGAGATTCATCAAAGACGTATTCCTAGTAGTACAGGCGGTGGCAGTGCTATTGATAGTGCTTACAATCCGTTGTCTATCAATGAAGACTACTTCTTTCCACAGACAGCAGAAGGTCGTGGAAGTAAAGTTGAAACGCTACCGGGCGGTACTAACCTGGGCGAAATCGACGACTTAAAGTATTTTACTAACAAGTTAATGCGAGCTCTACGTATTCCTAGCAGTTACTTGCCTACAGGCGCAGATGACAGTCAAGCGGCATTTAATGATGGACGTGTAGGTACAGCATACATTCAAGAACTACGTTTTAACAAATATTGCGAGCGTTTACAAACGTTAATGATCAGTACATTTGATACAGAATTTAAATTATTCTTGTATAACAAAGGTGTAAACATTGACTTTAGTTTGTTTGATATTCGTTTCCAAAGTCCACAAAACTTTGCCGCATATCGTCAAGCAGAGTTAGACAATCAACGTATCAGTACTTTTGCACAGGTAGTAGCATTGCCATTTATTGCTAAACGGTTTGCACTAAAACGTTTCTTAGGTATGACAGACGAAGACTTAGCAGAAAACGAACGTCTGTGGAAAGAAGAAAGCGGTATGGCCAAGTCTAACGCAATGGATGCCGCAGGAGAATTGCGTACAGCAGGTGTAAGCCCAACGGGCATTGCCGCAGATGCTAGTGCTATGGCAGGAGAAACACCAGCACCCGAAGGTATGGCACCTGAAGCAGGAGCAGAAGGCGGTGCGCCAGCACCAGGTGCCGCTCCCGCGCCAGCCGCTCCACCAGCATAAATAATAATATGATCCTACGCGAACTATTTTATTTTAATCGTGAAACTGCTGAACTAGAGCAGGACGACAAGTACATGGCTAAACGTGATACTGATGTCCTTAATGGTTTAGAAGACACACGCAAGACTCGTTTAACTCTTGGTCAAATCAACGAGTTACGTAGAGCATCCGACCAACACGTCAAAGAAACTCAAGCAGAGCTAGAATTTATCGCTCGAATGTACGCGGCACCTCCACCAGCCGCTTGATAAATTAATACATGAATCACGCCTTTGTGTTAGGCAATGGTCGTAGCCGTATGGCCATTGAACCTAACAGACTAAAAGCTCTTGGCAAATTATACGGCTGTAACGCATTGTACAGGGACTGTGACCCAGATTATCTAGTGGCAGTAGATGCCAAAATGGTATTGGAAATCACAGATAAAGCAGTACACAGGCGTATCCCAGTATGGACTAACGTCAATACAAAACTTAAAAATATCTACGATTTAAACTTTTTTAACCCGTCAAAAGGCTGGAGTAGTGGGCCTACAGCACTATGGCTGGCCAGTACACACGGCTACGATACAATCTATATTCTAGGCTTTGACTATAAAGGAATCAACGATAAACTAAACAACGTTTACTCGGATACTCCTAACTACAGACGCAGTACAGAACCTGCTACATTTCATGGTAACTGGCAACGTCAAACCGAATCTGTTATTAAAGAATTTACTGATACTAAATACATTAGAATTACTGAACCTGGTGCATTAGAGTTCGGGTGGCAGAAATACAAAAATTATAGTACAATGACTTATGATGAGTTTAAGTCTGTGATATTTTATTAAAATTTCGTATTTTGAACCGGTTTGCACCGGTTTTTTTATATACATAGTAAATACATCGACAGCCTTGCGGGTGAATAACCCCATCACATATATAGGAGAACATAAATGACTGATCGCGCAAAGTTCGAGCAGATGCTTGAATATCTAATTAATGAAGACAAACAAAAAGCCGAAGAATTGTTCCACGAACTAGTGGTAGCAAAATCTCGCGAAATTTACGAAAACTTGTTGGACGATGATCTACAATTTGATCAACCAGCAGAAGAAGCATTTGGTTTAGAAGCTCAAGACGAGCCAGCAGCCGATTTACTAAGCGATATCGATGCCGATGAACCAGAAGATGACATGGACGGTGGCGAAGGTGGCGATGAAGAGCCAGCAACTGTAGGCGACCTAGACCTAATGAAACAAGACATTATCGATGCACTAACCGCAGAATTTGAACAAATGATGGGTGGTGACAAAGGTGAAGAAGGCGGCGACGAATTCCCAGCAGGTGGATCAGAAGAAGGTCCAGAAGCACCTGAAGGCGAAGAAGGCGGCGAAGAAGAAGAAACTAAAGAAGACTACGTTGTAGAATACGTAGAAAAAGTAAGTGCTCCAAAGCACGGTGACAACGGTGCTAACACTAAGTCAATCGTAGCCGGTAAGAACGATATGGGTGGCACAGTTGCTAATATCGCTAAAGGCGGCGAAAGCAACAAAGGTGGTACACAAGGTGGTTTAGCAAATCCATCAACAAAGGATTTGAATTCAGGTAACGTTAATGTGCCTGGTTCAAAAAATGCGACAAAACTTAATGCTCAAAGCAAAGGTCATGGCGCAGAGAAGAAAGGCGCAGGCGAAAGCGGCGCTGATACCAAGAGTATCATTGGTAGCAAAGGTTAATTAGGGTCTAATCTAGATGAGTAATTTCTACTTACGTGAGAACCTAACATTCGACCAAGCCCGAATGGTTGTGGAGTCGGATGGCGACGGAGGCAAAAACCTTTATATGAAGGGTATTTGTATCCAGGGCGGCATTCGTAACGCAAATCAGCGTGTGTATCCTGTGAGCGAAATCGGCAGGGCTGTCAAAACACTAAACGACCAGATCACTGGTGGATATTCAGTTCTTGGCGAAGTAGATCATCCAGACGACTTAAAAATTAACCTAGACCGTGTAAGCCATATGATTACAGAAATGTGGATGGATGGCCCAAATGGTTACGGTAAACTTAAGATTCTTCCAACCCCAATGGGACAATTAGTGAAAACTATGTTGGAAAGTGGTGTTAAGTTAGGAGTTAGTTCGCGCGGATCCGGAAACGTCAAAGAAGACGGATCCGGTGAAGTGTCAGATTTCGAGATTATTACAGTTGATGTAGTAGCTCAACCATCAGCCCCGGGTGCGTATCCAACGCCCATTTATGAGCATCTCATGAATAGTAAGGGCGGATATAAGGCACTAAGAATAGCACAAGAAGTACAAGGCGACGCAAAGGCACAGCAATACTTAAAAGAAAGCCTATTAAAAATAATAGGCGGACTCCAATAACAAGGGAGAATCACAATGTTGGATGCACTTAAATCATTATTTGAAAACAACGTGATTTCCGAAGAAATCAAAGCAGACATCGAGTCTGCTTGGAACGCCAGAATCGCTGAAAACCGCGAACAGGCTACTCAACAACTACGCGAAGAATTCGCGCAAAAATACGAACATGACAAACAAGTAATGGTCGACGCAATCAATAACATGATTGAAGATCGTTTATCTGTCGAAATCCAAGAGTTTACAGAAGATCGCGCACAACTAGCAGAGGCGAAAGCCAAGTATGCTGTTGCTATTCGCGAACACTCAAGTAAACTTAACGAGTTTGTATTGACTTCTCTTGCTAGAGAAATTTCTGAACTTCACGAAGATCAGAAAGTAATGGCTGAGAATTTTAGTAAGTTAGAGCAGTTTGTAGTCGAAGCATTGGCTAAGGAAATTGCAGACTTCTATGATGACAAGAAAGACTTGGCAGAAACCAAAGTTAAACTTGTTAAAGAAGCAAAAGAACAATTTGCTCAACTTAAGAGCAAGTTTGTAAAGACTTCAGCAGAATTAGTTGAATCTGTTGTAAAACAAGGTCTTGAGAAAGAGATTACTCAACTTAAAGAAGATATCGACCAAGCTCGTCAAAACGACTTTGGACGTAAGATTTTTGAAGCATTTACAACTGAGTATCAATCTAGTTTGTTGAACGAGAAATCAGAGACAAGCAAGTTACTCAAAGTAATCGCAGAAAAAGAACAAAAACTCGCAGAAGCACAGAGCATTATTTCTGAAAAGCAACAGTTGGTAGAAAGCAAAGAGCAAGAAGTTGCTCGCGCACAAGAAGCCGCTGAACGTAAAGAAGTAATGAGTGAACTTCTAAATCCTCTAAACAAGGACCAAAAAGACATCATGAGCGAGTTACTAGAAAGTGTGCAAACTGCAAAACTACGTACTAGTTTCGACAAGTACTTACCAGCAGTATTGAGTGGTAGCACACCGGAGAAGAAGAAGGCTCTTGTAGAGGCAAAAGAAATCACAGGCAACAAAGAAACCCATAGCATTAGTAGTGCTAATAGCCAGGCCGATGTAATTGACATCCGTCGCCTTGCTGGATTAAAATAAGGAGAATTTAAATGTCAGAACTACTAGAAAGCCGCTGGCAAGAAACTAAAGAGGCACTATTAGAAGGCCTTCAAGGTACCAAGCGTAGCGTAATGGGAGTTACTTTAGAGAATACTCGTAAGTATCTTTCAGAATCTGCGTCAACTGGTGCTACTTCTGCCGGTAACGTCGCAACCCTTAACCGCGTGATCCTTCCAGTGATCCGTCGTGTTATGCCAACAGTTATTGCCAACGAATTAGTTGGTGTACAACCAATGACTGGTCCAGTTGGTCAAATCCATACTCTACGTGTTCGCTACAGCGATACACTAAGTGGTACATATGGTGCTACCGCTGGTGAAGAGGCTCTAAGCCCATTCAAGATTGCAGAAGGTTATTCTGCAAATAACGGATCTGCTACTACAGCCGCCGCAACTGCCGCATTAGAAGGTGTTGCTGGTAAGCGTATGAGCATCCAAATCTTGAAGCAAACAGTTGAAGCCAAGACTCGTAAATTGTCTGCACGTTGGACATTCGAGGCTGCTCAAGATGCACAAGCCCAACAAGGTATTGACATCGAAGCAGAAATCATGGCTGCTCTTGCTCAAGAAATCACTGCTGAAATCGACCAAGAAGTTCTAGGTTCCCTAGCAACTCTTGCAACATCTAACGGTAACAACCAAGCATTTGACCAGGCAACAGTATCTGGTACAGCAACATTCGTTGGTGACGAACACGCCGCTTTGGCAGTTCTAATCAACCGTGCCGCTAACGTTATCGCACAACGTACACGTCGTGGTGCTGGTAACTGGGCCGTTGTTAGCCCATACGCATTAACAATCCTTCAAAGTGCAACAACTTCTGCGTTCGCAAGAACAACAGAAGGTACTTTCGAAGCACCTACAAACACTAAGTTTGTTGGTACATTGAACAATGCTATGAAGATCTATGTTAACACATACGCATCTGACAGCGCATCAGTATTAGTTGGTTACAAAGGTTCTAGCGAATCTGACGCAGCCGCTTTCTACTGCCCATACGTTCCATTGATGAGCTCTGGCGTTGTATTAGACCCAACATCATTCGAACCAGTCGTGTCTTTCATGACTCGTTATGGATATGTTGAGTTGAACAACACAGCATCATCTCTTGGTAACGCGGCTGATTACTTAGGTACAGTTAGTATCTCTAACGCTACATTCCAGTAATCAACACTTAACAAGTGTAACAAGAAAAGGACTCTTCGGAGTCCTTTTTCTTTTGTGGCTAAATACAATGTCTAAATTATATTCGCATTAGCGAACTTATGCAGAATCCCTCTGCGTAGACCTAAAACGTCAACATAAGGAGAAAACAAATGGGACGTCCATTAAAGAAAGATGTATACGGTACTAAAGTTACTCGTTCATTTACTACATCACAAGCAGGTATTTTAGTTCAAGGTTACTTCGGCGGTTCATTAGCCAGTGACTATCAAATTGTTAAACAACGTGGCAAGAGCACATACGTTGTTTTAAAAACATCCGATGATGCATTTACTGAAGCAGAAAGCATCAGTTCTATTACAGGTACTAACTTAAAAGTTGGTAAACTAGTTTCTGGAACACCAGCAGCCAATGGTGAAATTCGTATTTTAGGTTCTACAACTGGTCAAACTCCTGGTACTACTGCTATTGCTAAATTAACTAAGCGCCTTGCTTATGACTTTAGCGGTAACAAGTACAAGTGGTATTTAGATAACGATTCGTCAGCAGACGTATTAGTATTGATTGCAGTTTAATATAAGGGACTTAGGTCCCTTATTAAGGATTACACATGGCAAGAATAGTTAAAGTACAAGACACCGATTATAAGATATCAGTTAATTCTGGCGGAACAATTACGCTGAATACTGGTGATCAAATTGGTACGGTTCTTGTCACCGGTGATTTAACTGTATTAGGTAATACAACATCCATACAAACAGTCAACGTTGAAATAGAAGATAAAATTATTCTATTAAACAGAGGCGAAAGCGGCGCAGGTATTAGTCCAACAGGACTAGGAGAAGCGGGTATTCAAATATCTCGCGGATCAAGACCTGATGTTTTTTTAGTTTTTGATGAATCAAAAAACTGGTTAGATACACAATCTGGTACAACACGTAGCGGACTGTTTGTTGCTAAAAATGAAACTGATGATTTAATTGGAATACAGACTAATTCCATTACTACTGCTGGATATAATTTAAACTTGTTAGGAACAGGAACGGCTGTAGTTAACGTTACTGGCACAGTAAACTATGAAGAACAAGTTTTAGATTATACAGCACCTGGCCTTCCTCCGATTGATCCAGATATTATTCCTAACATTCAAGCAGTTACAGATTATGTAGGTAGTTACTTTACATTAAATCCGCCTTACAAATTACAAGATAGTGCTAAGATTGGCGGCGTAACAGTATTGTATGATTCTTATTTGGAAATTAGTGACTTTGAAGCAGATGGTGGCCCAAGTAATTTAACATTAACTTTAGATAATGTAATTAATGCCGCTTGGTTTGTAGACAGATTTGAAGTACAGAATTTAAAGTTTTATAATGCTACTATTGAAAGTAGATTAAGTAACGAAGATTTAGTTTTACGCAGTGACGGTACAGGTTGCGTAGGTGTCGATGACCATTTTAAATTATACCTACAAACAGAAGATCCAGGAAGCGTAGCCGATGGTGTAAAACTTTATGCTAAGAATGAAGCCCAAGGTGGCACAGGATTGTTCTTTGTAAACTCAGAGAACAAGCAAGATGAATTAATAAGTAAACGTAAAGCAATCGTTTACAGTATGATATTTTAAGGATAGAACATGGCAATCACAAGCAATTTAGTAACTACACTAGGCAGTGCAATTTATACTGCCCCTGGCACTGTTGGTTCTGATGACAGAGAATATGCTGTGACCTGCATGATGTTTTGCAATTATTCAACATCGGATGTTGTTTTAAATCTTTGGTTATTAGCACCTTTACCGGCTACTATTGCTAACACTACTAAAGTTATTCATAACTTAACAATACCAGCAGGTGAAACATTTACATTTGATACAGAAAAAATTGTACTAGGTTCAGAAGAAAGAATTTGGGCAACAGCAGATGCAAATACACGACTAAGTGTATCTCTAACTTCAATGAGAGTAAGTTAATGAAGTTTTTAAAACGTAATCAATTAAACAGTCGTAATGTAAAAGACAATCGTATTGCGGTTGAAATTACAGACGAAGTTAAGTTAGATACTGAAAACGTATTGTTAATTCCCAACGGACCTACTACTAGTCGTCCTGGCGAATCTGGCACAGTAACTAGTCCAGTCGAAGGACATATTCGTTATAACACAACGGACCAAGAATTTGAAGGACGTCAAGGAACTCCAGCGGCATGGCGCAAATTTAGATTTAAAGAACCAGCACTAATTACACAACAAAATCTAGGTAACGGTGACGCTGCCGAAGTTTATTTTGGCCCGTTGGATTCGGGGTATGCTGATTATCCATATCCAGAACTAACAAACCCACAGAACTTATTCGTATTAATTGAAAACGTTTATCAAATTTCTACAACAAACTACACACTAGTAGATGCGCCCGCAAGTACTATTTCTGTAGCAAAGACAGACGGAAACCCAACATTAATTACTTCAGAAGCCACTGACAGTATGATCGGTGCAACTGTATCTGGATCTGGTGTTTCTGGGACTGTAACAGGTGTAAGTCCTGGCGTAAGTTTAACACTAAACACAAATGCTAGCGGATCTGGAACTGTTAGCGTTACTGTAACAAGAGTTGGACGTTTTGTAGAGTTCACAAGTGCTGTTCCTTACGGTAAACCAGTCACTGTCATTCACGGCTTCGACCGTTAATCTCAACACTTTTAATAATTCAGGATCCAATAAATATTATTGGAGACTAATCACATGCCTGTAGATATTGGCCGAATTTCCGGTGGAATGCTTAAAGACAACCTGTTGCGAGACGGTGTTGATCTTTCCTTTGAAACCGATTTAATATACTTCGATGTTGGCACTAGCCGCTTGGGCATTAAAACTAATTCTCCCAACACAGAATTAGAAGTATTAGGTACAACACGCAGTACCAATACACTATCAACAAATTTTACTAATAACGATATTACTGTAGATTTCTCTAGAATTACTACAGCATTAGGATCGTTAAACATTACCGCAGTTAATCGTGTAGTTGCATCTGCTATATCTACAGACGATATTTTTATTAACAATAATATTATTGCCACTACTAGCAGTATTTTATTAGATCAATTAGACGGTGGTCCAGCCAGCGGCGGACAGGATTTCTTCTTAGACTTAGGACTAGCATCTACAACAACATTTGATGATGTTATCGATTTGGGCGATGCCGCCTTGACAGCAAGTTCATCTAATACTAACTTAGAAATTAGACCAAACGGATCAGGCACGTTAGAAGTTTACAACGAGTTTAATATTACTGGTAATTTACACTCTACCGGCGATATTACCTTAGACGGCACGATTACATTTGGTTCAGATCAAAACGATGCTGTAGATTTTAATGCAGACATAGCCAGTAACATTGTTCCAGATACAGATGCATTTTATAGTTTAGGAACATCATCATCTAATAGATGGAACGGCCTGTACACAAATCTAGTCAACGGGCAACAAGTAACTACTAGCAGTTTATCAACTCCTAGTGGAGTTAACTATGCTCTTCGTCCGGGCAAAACATGGTTTGTTGCTGAAAATGGCGATAACTTAAATCAAGGTAATCACGAAAACGCACCGTATGCTACTATTGAAAAAGCATTAAGCGTGGCCACTGCCGGTGACACAATTAAAATATATCCAGGAACTTATGCAGAACTATTACCATTAGTTGTTCCGGCAGGTGTTGCTGTAAGTGGATTAGAATTAAGAAGCGTTACCATTGTTCCAGACACAGCCAGTCAAAGCGAAGACGTATTTCATTTAAATGGTGAAACCACAGTTAATAACTTAACAATCAAAGACTTTTACTATGACAGTATTAACGACAAAGGTTATGCTTTCCGTTTTGCTCCAAATGCGCAGGTAACTAGTCGCAGTCCTTACATTCAAAATGTATCAGTTATAACACAAGGTACAACAACTACAGCCGATGATCCAAGAGGTTTTGCCAGTGGCGATGCGGGTAAAGGTGCCCTAGTAGACGGTAGTGAAACAAACTACTTAACTAAAGAAGCAAGTATGTTGTTCCATGCTGTGACATTTATCACACCTGGTGTAGATGCATTGACAATGACCAACGGTGTGCGTGTTGAATGGTTAAATTCATTTACATATTTTGCTAATAGAGCTCTATATGCTATACAAGGCACAGGTAGATTAACTGAAGATGGTAGCACACTGGCCTATGGTGCAGAAGTTCGTAGTATTGGTTCAGCAAACGTTTACGGAAATTATGGAGCAGTAGCAGACGGTGCAGATACATTAATGTATCTAATTCAGCACAACTTTGCCTATATAGGTACAGGCAAAGATGCTACTAATGATGACACACTAGTTGTACAAACTAACGAAACAGTAGAATTAAACAGCGGTAGAGTTTACTATCAAAGTCAGGATCACAAAGGTACATTCCGTGTAGGCGATCAATTTTATGTCGATTTTGAAAATGGTACAGTTAGTTTTGACGCCAGCGGATTAGCATCAACAGGTGCAACTGGTTTGACTATTACCACGGGCGCAGACGTAACAACAATTACAAAAGATTTTGTTAATACAGGCAATTTAAAAATAGCAGGAAATACAATTGAATCTTTATTTGGCGAAGTAAACATTTTATCAGCCAGCGGAGAAACTAACCTAACTTTAGATGTTAATGTTGCTAAGAATTTAGATATCACCGGAGATTTTAGTCTAGGTGGACAATTAATTTTAGGTAATCAAACAGTAGATACCGTAACATTCAAACAAACATTAAATCAAAATTTTGAACCAGATGTAACAGAAACCTACAACTTAGGTTCAAGTACAAAAGTATGGCGAGATACTTATACATCAGAAGCAAATATTAACGATATTAGAATTAGAGGAAATGTAATAGAAACTACTGTGTCAAACAGTGACTTAGAACTACGTGCTAATTCTGCAGGAATCGTAAACTTAAAAGATTATGCGGCGTTCGACCAAAATCTTACTGTCAGCGGATTAACTACTGTAAAATCTGTAAATGTTATAGGAACTTTAAATCATACCGGTGCAGTAGTACTCGCTGGTGATAAATCTAACACAGGATTTTTAGACATTAGCGGAACATTAACTGTAGGATCTAGCGCATATTTTGACAATGTTCAGATAGTTAATAATAGAATTTTCACCAGTGATTCAAACAGTGATTTAGAACTAAGCGCACACGCTTCCGGCATTATACAAATTCCAGTAGATAATGTTAGCATTACACGAAGTCTTAGCATTTCTGGTGATTATTACACAACAAATATCACAGCCAGCAATAGATATACTGCTGAAGAATTTTATAATGCAGATATCTTAATCAAAGACAACTACATTTCTACAACTACCAGTAACTCAAATTTAGAATTAAGAGGAAACTCTGCAGGCGGAGTATTTTTAGAAACTACAAAATTTACTGGAAGTACTGTTTCTAATGCAGATGACATTGTACTACAGCCCAACACTGGTAAAAATTTAAAATTTGATACTACTGCGGCATTAATAGTTCCAAAAGGTACCACGGCAAATCGCCCAACATTCCAACAAGGTGATGTTAGATTTAATACCACAACTGGAATTTTTGAAGGCTATGGCGCGGCATTTGGCGGAGTATATTCAGCAGATAGACAAACATCTGTAACTGCTGGTTCTAGTGAAGAAATAAACTTTAAAGCAGATAATATCCTAACAATGGATATTACTTCCACAAGATTACGTACTAACGGATTACTAGTAGACAATACATTATTTGATGTTAACACAGTTACTACAACTAACAATGATCTAACATTTGCACCCAATGGAACCGGACTTAATAGAATTGAAAATATTACCCCAGATGGATCTGATATTAGAAACGAGTTAAATTCTGCAATAACACTTGGATCTACAGGGCTAGGATATATTAAATTTACTGGAACTAATGGTCTAGTAATTCCCTACGGAACTACAGCAGAACAACCTTCATCCCCAGAAGTCGGTGAAACTAGATACAACATTGAAGAAAGTGTTGTTGAAGTGTGGACTGGTACAAAATGGGGTAATGCTGGCGGTGAGGGCGAAACTGTTACGCAACAATATATGGAAGACATTTCCTATCTTTGGAACCTAATACTAGGTTAAAAATACAAACGGCTAAATACTACTGATTACAAGGAACGACCAATTTCTTGTATGATTAAACTGTGGTAAACCAGCAAAGAGCCCGCAAGGGATGAGAACTTGGTTAACCGTGAAACACGGGGTTATCAGGAGTGATATATGGCCGTTGGTCGAATTTCCGGTCCGCTCTTAAAGGCCAACCTTCTACGCCAGGGTGTGGATTTAGCCTTTGAGACTGACCTTGTTTACTTAAAAGTTACTGATCCAGACTCCGCCAACCACAGAGTTGGTATAAAGACTAACGACCCTACACATACTTTACACGTAAATGGTACAACTAGAACTACTAACTTACTAGTAGATACTCTAGCAGAAATTGCAGACATTAGCATTTCTGCTACAACAATTTCCACAACACAAGATGTATTATCCTTGCTACCTAGCGGTGCAAGTCCAGTAGTATATCAAGCAAAATTACGTGTTGACGACATTGACATAGAAAACAATGTTATCAGCACAAACAGCACAAACACCAATCTTGAACTACGTCCAAATGGCACAGGCACAGTAGAAGTATTTGCCGACACTAATGTTTACGGAAATATTCATGCTACTGGAAATATCACAGCAGACGGCAATATTACATTAGGTGATGCCAATACAGATAATATTACTTTTGCCGCAGATGTAGCCAGCAACATTGTTCCAGATCAAGACGATACTTACACATTAGGTGAAAGTGGCAAACGTTGGGCAGACGTATGGACTAACAACTTATTTGCTGATGTAATCGATACTGGTGATTTAGTTGTAGATAACATTAACTTAAACCTACGTCAGGGGAACATTTGGTACGTTGCTGTAAACGGCAGTGACAGTTACAGCGGCACACACCAAAACGATCCGTTCTTAACAATCAAACATGCTCTTAGCCAAGCAACTACAGGCGATACTGTTTATGTGTACCCTGGCGATTACGAAGAAATTTTTCCACTAACAGTACCACAGGGCGTTGCGATTGTTGGTGCTAACCTGCGTTCTGTAACAATTCGTCCTACAGCGGCAACACGTCAACAAGACTGTTTCAAGATGAATGGCGAAACTACCATTCAAGACTTTACAATTACAGGTTTTGAGCACGAGCCAATTGGCAACACTGGACACGCATTTACATTTGCTCCAGGTATGACTGTTAGTACACGCAGTCCTTATGTAAAAAATATTACAGTTTTAACCTTTGGTAGTAGTGTAAGACTGGGTACAGCCACAGCAGATGACCCTCGCGGATATGCCGCAGGTGATGCAGGTCACGGTGCATTCTTAGACGGTAGCATTGTCAATGCAAACAGCATTGAAGCGGCCATGTTATTCCACGCAGTGACATTTATCACACCAGCGGCTGAAACATTAATTGCTACAAACGGTGCAAGAATTGAATGGTTAAACTCGTTTACATACTTTGCTGATAAAGGTATGTATTTGTACAGCAGTAGCGAAGGATTTGCTGGACAGGGTAGAACAGAAGTTAGAGTTACTGGCAACTCCGGTACATTTGCTGTGGGCAACACACTAAGTTACTATGACACAGACGGAGTTACTGTTCTAGGCTCAGGTACAATCGACGAAGTTGGTACAGACGGTAAAATTTATCTAACAGGTAAAGTTACAGGATTAGAAACACAGTCAGAACGTGGCGGTAAAACTATTACAGCCAATGGAGATGCACAACTTAAAACAGCACAGAAAAAATTTGGAACTGCTAGTCTGTATCTAGACGGTACAGGCGATTATGTAACTGTAAACAGTTTAACTGACTTTGTATTCGATGCAGATTTCGCATTAGAAGGTTGGTTCTATCCAACAAACGTAACTGGCACATTTTCATTGTTTACCATCGGTGGTGAAGCAGCCGACAGATACACCACAATGATTGAAAACGGTACACTAAAAGGAAACTTTTACGGAAGCAGTACTGTTACTTTTGGCGGCACAATATCTATTAACACATGGACACACATCGCATTTACACGAAGTGGTTCAACTATCAGAGCATTTGTCAACGGAACTTTATTAGGAACAACTGATACTGTTGCAGGAGATGTAGGCAATAATGGTTCATTTAGAATAGGTTCTGATGGTAGCGGATCTGCAAATTTTGTTGGATATGTAGACGATGTCCGAGTGAGCAAAGGAACTGCTAGACACACTAGTTCGTTTACTGCTCCTTCTTCTGCACTACCAAACGATTCTTACAGCGTATTGTTAGCGCACTTTGACGGCGCAGATACTTCTACAGTTTTTGTAGACGATGTTCTATTGCCACAGGACATTAGAACTAATGCAGGAGGCACAGCCACAGCATTTAGTCTAGTTGATTATTCAGACTTTGGTGCAGAAGTTCGTAGTATTGGATCTGCCGCAGTTTATGGTAACTATGGTATCTATGGCGACGGACTAGGTGTTGTTGCTTACTTAATTGGACAGAACTTAGCCTATATTGGTGTACTACACAGAACAGATAATGATGTAACGTATGTAGTACAGGCTAACGAAGTTGTTGAACTAAACGGTGCAAAGATTTATTATTCCAGCGTCGACCATAAAGGTGACTTTAGAGTTGGCGACTTATTTTATGTTAACCAGGCCTCTGGTACAGTAGAATTTACCACAACAAGTTTTAACATTAGTTCTTTAACTGGTGTAACATTTACTGATGGCGTAAACACAACTTATATTGATGGTACAGAAGTTAGCACTGGTAATATTAAAATCAGTGGCAACACTATTGAAAGCACTACCGGTGTAGTTAACGTTCTAAGTGCCAACGATGAAATTAATCTACAAAATAATGTAAACATTACTGGTAATTTAGATGTTACTGGTAACGTAACAGTTGGCGGAAATATTACACTAGGTGATCAGCCCACTGACACTATTAGCATTGTTGCCGGTATTACCAGCAATATCACTCCAGGCGTAACAGAAACTTATACACTAGGAACTAACGGACTACAGTGGGCAAATTTATACACTGGTAATTTACACGTTGACAGTATTAATATCGACGGCAATGTAATTAAAACCGTTGACTCAAATGCTGACTTAGAATTACGTGCTAACGGCACAGGAAGAATTTATGTACCTAGTGACAATGTTTTAATTAACAACGACCTAACAGTACTAGGAACATCTACATTAGGTAATACAAATATTACCGGAACAGTTACCTACACTGGTAATATTATTCAAACTGGTAACGTAACACAGACTGGTAACTACAGCGTTTCGGGCACATTAACAGTTGGCAGCGATGCACAATTTCAAAATATTAAAATTGCTGGCAACACAATTAAAACAACACTTTCTAACAGTAATTTAGAATTAAGCGCAGCCGGTACAGGCATTATTACAATGCCATATAACAACGTTTCATTGGGACAGAATTTAACTGTCAGCGGAAACGTCAGTTCAACAAACGCATTGGCCAGTAACAGAGTTACAGCAGAAGAATTTTATACAGGTGACATAATTGTCAAAGACAATTACATTGCCACAACAGTATCCAACAGTAATTTAGAACTACGTGCTAATGGCACAGGCTACATTGTTCTAGAAGAATTTAATGTTAACGCAAACGTTATCAGCAGTAATTCTGCCAGCGACATTGTAATCCAACCAGGAACTAATAAACTAGTAAGCATTAATTCAAATCAAAGTTTAATAATTCCTGTGGGTAACACAGCAGAGCGTCCAACAGCACAGTCTGGTATGATTCGTTTCAATAGCCAGATGGGTCGTTATGAAGGCTATGACGGAGTTAACTGGATTAAACTAAGTGGTGTCGGCGACTTGGATGATACAACACGTATCACAGCAGAACTAACACCTGGCGCAAATGATGATACTATTAGATTTTACAACAATAATGTTGTAACAGCAGATTTAACCAGTGCTAGATTACAAGTGCCACGTGTTGAAGTTGACAACATTATTATTGACGGCAATACAATTAGCAGTACAACAAACACAGACATTATTTTTAATGCCACAGGTACAGGCAGTATCAAACTGGCCAACTTTGCTATTAAAGATAATACTATAACAAACACAGTTTCTGGAGCAATAACAACAATTACTCAGTCCGGAACTGGATATTTTAAAATTGCAGGTACAAATGGTTTCGTAGTTCCAACAGGTATTAGCTCAGAACGTCCAGCATACGCTGTAGTCGGTATGACACGTTACAACTCAGAACTAAAACAGTTAGAAATTTTTAATGGAACTACTTGGGACTCTGCCGCAGGTGCTGGTGGTGGTATTAATGCGGCCACTGCTGAAGATATTGCAATCACCTACGCACTGATATTAGGATAAGAACATGGCAAACTTTTTTAAGAACAAAGTAGTTAACGAAATAGGAACAACTCCTATACAAGTTTTAGAATTTGGACCAAGTACCAGAGGTACAGTCATTGGTTTAAGTCTGGCAAATTTAACAGGCAGTAATATTTTAGCCAGTATTACCGTTACAGACGATGCTAGTACTGTAGGTTATTTTATTAAAGATATTATTATAGCACCAAATTCAAGTTTACGTGTTGTTAACGGTGGCGAAAAATTAATTTTAGCACCAAATAACGCAATTCATATTTCTGCTAGCCAAGAAGCGGCATTAGACTGCATCATGAGTTATGTTGAAATATCATAAGGAATAGATAATGACATACTATATTGGAACACAACCATCAGACCTAGCAGGTGACCTTAGCATACGTTTTTTCTACGGGCTAAGAAGAGATGACAACGGAATGCTTTATTTTATTAAAGTTGACGGTTTAAAAGATGAAGACGATATTACTATCAACAATCCAGGTTTAACAGAAAACGACTTTACGGATTTTCAATACGGTGTTGATTTCTTTGAAGGTAGATTAGAACTCGACCATAGTCGTCCTTACTCAAATTTAGAGTGGGATCAGTATAGATGGGACAGCAGAAGTATGTTTTACTATATCAACGACAACGGCGAATTTGTTGTACGTCTAAACAAAGAATATGTTTATCCAGTCGATTCTATAGTGTGATAAGTACATGAGTTTAATGATAATTTAAGGATTAAAAATGGCGGCAGAATTTAAAATTGGTAGATTAAGATATACCTGGAAAGGACAATGGAACGATGGCGTGTTCTACAACAGAGACGCTGTATCTCAATACGAAGGTAAAACTTA